CCTTTTATCTCTATGTTTATGTTCATCTTTTTCTCCTTTAATCCACCATCCATACTGCATGAACCGGTATGCATGCTCCAGTGTCAATTGCTATAGGAACACTTGCTCCATAATAATCGAAACTTACTGTACCTCCCGGATTGATTGTCATCATCCATCTGTTAGTTGTTCCCAAATGTCCTTCCTGAATTGACCATACGTTACGTGAAGGTCTCATATCTGTAGGAATATTCTTAAAAATATTATCGTGTGCAGAAAAAACAGTTGAATTTGTTATGATTCCCACCAATTCCACAGTTTTGCCAACTCTTCTGATTTTAGGTGCATCAGTAGTGGACCATGCAGATATACCATTCCCACAATCAACCGATTTCCAGCCTGTATCATACACTTCTCCGGATGTTTCAATAAGGGTTAACTCCTGCCAATCCTTCCAGCCGGCATTTTCATAACGCTTATAAATCACATTGTTCTTTACATCGGGAATAAATATCTGAAACTTAGTTGATGTTTCCCCTTCAACATAAAGCATTCCCCAGTTAGTAACAGGTCTGTTTGTTCCTTCTGTTGTCTTTATGTGATACACTCCATTTTCTGTTAATGTATTCCAATCTACTGCTGATGTTATGGTTTGTGATTTCACATGACTAGGTAAATCTGTTAAGTCATTGTATGAACCTGTAAAAGCCACCGTCTTTAAGTCTGTAAAGAATTTCTTTATTTTTCCAAAAATAACCTTATGTGTTTCTCCTGACAAAATATTTTCTCTTTTTGATGCTGCCTGAAAAGCAACAATATTACTGTCACTATTTCCATCCTTTGAAAGCTTCTTGGCAAGCTCCTCATTATTCTTTTTCAATTCACCATCTATGCTGTCTGCATTTTCATTAAAAACATCAATATCATAAAACTCATCTCCATCCGGTTTCTTTAACTGCAAATACTTTGTTTTATTAATCATCTTGTGCTCCTTCCTTCTTCAAACACTTCTTCTCTTAATTGAATGTGTGTATACTTCTTTAATTCCTCGTGTGTAAATTTTGATAACTGATTATTCTTGTTATAAAGCAAAGACAAATCAATTAACAGATTGCTTGGGACAACCCTGTCCAACAATTTAGCCACATCAGAAAGCACATTCCTTGATGTTAAGGCAACCCTGACTGTTAACACATAATTATTGGCATCCAACTTTACTGAGTAATTAGGACCTTTACTTTCATCATTACCACATATTACCGCCAAAGTCTTTTCCAAGGACCTTACAGTAAAAGGTCGTTGCTCTGTAACAATTCCCAATATCTTCAATCGTCTTTCTTCCAATGTATACGTGTCCTTATTGGATATTCCAAGCATTCTCTCCCAATGTTCACAGCCCTGTTCATCCAAACTTTCAATGAAATTATTGTTCCACATTTTTTCAAGTGCTTCCCACAAATTTTCAGACTGTGATTGCTCAATGTCTGTTAATTCCTTTATCTCTCTAAACTCTCTTAACCATTCAGGCAGATACTCAATCAACTTTCTATCCACTTATCTCACCAACCTTTGGAATATAATCACAATCAATAATGCAATTACCTGTCTTTCCATCAATTTTTACACTTAAAACATTGTCAACACCTTCCATGTCAAGAAGCATTGATTCTATCTGTCCGCTTCTTACCGTCATTGTGTCCTTTGCTTCCCATTCATTTTTTATGACATTTTTTAAATACTCTGCCAAATTTTCTGTAAAAGTTTCCTTGATGTCATCCCATATATAATTTTCCATATATTCAATCTGAACATCCACATTTATTCTCTTAACTTTTGGTGTTGAAACAGTTACAATGTGACCGATTGGTGCAATTCCCACACCTGTTCCATCTTTCGTTGGATCAAACGTATTCTGTACTTCATTTATGATTTCAGAAGAAGCTTCATTATATTGAGAATCAAGAATTGCCAGCTTTACAGTTCCTCCACCATTCCAAACAGGATAAACCTTGCAGGCACCTACCTTTTCAATGTCTTTAGCTTTTTCCTTATAATCTGCCTTATTTCCTCCAAAAGCCGCTTCTGTAAATGATTCAAAATATCTTTCTCTCAAAGATTCTTCATCCTCATCTTCCGTGCCATACACAATCACTTCAACAGCCTCGATTTCTTCTAAGTCCTCAACATATTCAATTGGAATCACATCATCATTTATGTTGTTTCCGTTTTCTCCTGATTCAGAACATGTCATACTATAAAATCCATCTCCTAAGTTTTCCGTAATTGAATATGTCATTTCACCTATGCTAAACTCTGTTGCCTCTGGAATGCTCACATCATAAGGAGTGCATTTCACTTTTACCACAGCCGGAATACCTTCCTTCACAAAGATTCCCCTCTCTGCTGCACGCTTAATCAAATAATAATAAGATGCACTGTCTGCAAAACATTCCTGCAAAAGAATGTCCATGTCTGCATACATCTGTGCACTTTCCATTGCCACAGGTGCCAACGCATCATAAATAATTGAACCTTCTCTTTTATCAACATCCCCCTTCACATTTTCAAGCATCTGACTTAAAATGTTCTCAAAGGTCATCTCCTCAAACATCAATGCTCACTCCTTCCACTTCAATCTCTTCATCATCAGAAGTTGTAACTGTCAGAGAAACCATCAATTCATTTTTGTAATTTGAAATACTCTCTATCTCAACAGAATTAAAACGTTCATCCCTTAAAATGGCTTCCTCAATCCTGCCTCCAATTACTTCCTTTACCTCTGCAATGTTTTCTCCCAATAAATCAGCTTTCTCCAATCCATAATTTTCATAAATGCTGTAATAATCAAATTCAGTTAACAGAATCTTTATTATTGCCTGCCTTAAGATTTCATCATCTTCATCAGATTTTCTCAAAATCCTTTTGCTTTCAAAATCCAGCACATATGTATCATTGGAAAACTCCTGCTCTTCATCTTCTTCCACATTAAAATCTTCCAGTTCTTCCAATTCTTCAGGTAACATACTCACACCATCCTATCCACAACAAGATACTTCTGACCACCATCTGCACGTATCATCACAACCTTGTCGCCCTTTTTCAATTTGCTCTTTGATGCAGTTTCCGTAAAATACAAAAACTCATCCGTTAAGATGAGCTTTTGATTAACCTTTATTTTAGACGAATCTGCCTTTAAAACCGTACCAATTACAATGGTACAGGGCTTCGCCGCTTTTCTTGCATCCTCTGCTATTTTCTTAATTAACTGTGTCAAACTAGTAGCTGCTATCGTAATCACCTCCAGATAATTCCAAATCCATAAGATGTTGCCCATTATTAAATGTATGAGTAACCTTATCAACTAACATATAATTTGAAATTGTTTCACCATAAATTGTCAACTTAACAAGAACCAAACAGCCGGCTCTTACGTTAATGTCACCAAAACAATTATTAATCTTAATTGTCTTGCCTGTTTTACAATAAATCTTCAACAATGCCTTAACCTTTAACTTTGCACCCTTGCGACTGTCGATTTTGTCAAAATACTGAAGCACACCCCATTTATTAATGTACTTACTGTTTTTTGCCATATAAATCTCCTGAACACCTTTCTTGGTGTTGTCATATGCTAATTTGATCTGATTATAAACATTGTCATCTATTGTTTCCTTATAATCATAAGATTCTGCCGTGGTTGAAGTTATTAACCTGTTAACCTTCCAAGGTTCCCTTAACCTTAACTTTCCAAATTCATCATACAAGGTATAAATCTTTCCCCTTGCCATTAATGTTTCATCCAAGCTGTTCTGTACAATGTCAAACAATGTTGCATTATCATCAATTCTTGACACAGGATACTTTGTATTCGCCAACTTACCACAATTCAGTTTAAAATCCTTGGCAATTTTCTTAATTAGAACCGTAGAAGTTCTCTTTTTTGAAATATAAGTATCCTTATTCTTAAAATACCTAAGCTGATCATACACAGTAACATCCAAAGTCTTATCTGTTTTAGGTGAAATGGAAAATACAAAACCATAAAAGAAATTTTTGCCATTAACCACTATTGCCACAGAATCACCATTTGAAATTCTCTTCTTTGAATCGCTGTCAACAAACGTTGTAAAAGTAACCTTACCCGGTGCATTTTTTCTCTCAAAGGTTGTTTTTAATCCTTCCTGAACCTGATGTTTGTACCTTTTCTTGCCGTGTTTAATCAGAACATTAACAACAAGCTTCTCACTGTTCTTTACTGAAACAGCTTTATACTCCACCTTTCTGGTTGACTTTTTCTTTTTTGATTCATTCTTTTTAAGAATTTCTCTTAAATATGATATTTCCTGTTTTCCACTGCTTTTACCGGTATTCTTTCCGCTTTTCTTTCCCTTTGATGTCTTACCTGATGAAGTAATGTAATCACTGATTACCCCATATCCTGTTATTGTATGGTAACTTAACGGATATGATCTTCTCATAACAGCGTCAGAAGTGTTACCCTCAATGGTATGCACAGTACTTCCTGATACATACTCAACAATTCCCACGTGAGATGCACCATCTGATTTAAAATAAATGAAATCATTTCTTTTAGGTGTGTATGAACCCTTATACTTGAATCTTCCTTTGTTTTTAAACCATTGCATTCCTGTGTCTGTTGATGCTGTCTTGGGAGCAATGCTTGTTGATACACCTGCCTTATATGCACACCAGGAGGCAAACATATGGCACCATGCAGCACCATTCATTCCATACCAGGCACTATACTTGGTCTTGTTACCGCCATATGCTTTATAACCAACTTCCTTTGATGCAATATCAATTATGTCTGCCATCCTTTCCTCCTTATGGTTTCTTCAAAACAGTTCCCTTGTACAGATATTTTCCTTTGGAACTGCTTTTTATCTTGTGTTTCTTTGCAGCCTTTTCAATAACTTTTTTGTTCTTCTTGTAAATGGCAGAACCCTTTGAACTATCCTTTAACCACTTTTTCGCTATCAGTGTAAGAGTTTCTTTGTTAGATTTAATAGTATATGTATTTGGTATTTTCTTAACCTTCACTGCGCCATATTTTCTGTATTCCTTAAATTCCAAAGATACCCTACTATCAAAGCCATCACTAACAGAATCTGTTATTGTCAGTCTTTCCAATGACACTGTAAGAATAGTATTGAATATCTTTTTATCATTTGGTGCATATCTGTAAATTTCCAGTTTAAATGCCTTCTTGGAAGATAAAAGTTCCTTATACTTCTTAATGTACTCATCGGCACCCTTGTATTTTCCATCTGAATAAAAAGCAAATGGATAATGTTGATTAGGCAATAACAAGTCAAATGAAATCTCTGTAAGTTTGGGATTTCTAAGTATGTTAACTTCTCCCAAATTAATCAGTGTCATTGTCTTGTTATCACCATCAACCTTTATGCTTATTTTTTCAGGTGGAATGGGTACATACTGCCCATCAATAATCAATCTATACATTCTAATGCACCCCTTCCGCTACTGCTGACATTTCTTCTTCCAATCTTGTCTTTAAATGAGTAACTATTCCTTCCATATCAGCTTTTGAAGAACCATTAATAACATTTGACATATCTACACTGATTTTTGCTGTTGTAAATATGTTAATTGCTCTCTGTTCTGCATAATCCTTTATGTACTTAAGCTGCTGATTTGTAATATCCAATGAATCCGATGTTTTTGCAGTGTTTGCTGCTGTTTCAGCCGTGTTGTTTGTAATGGCATCTGTTCCATAACCATAGTCTTTATCCTTTGTTTCACCTTTCTTAAAAAGATTACCAAAAGTATTCTTAACCTTACTTTCAACACCCTTTCCAAGATTGTATCCTTTTCCATAAGCATCACCATAATTAATTCTGTAATCAATGCTTGGAGCTTCTTTATTTAATGTAATTGAATTTTCATTTTTACCCCAAGAAGTAACTGTATCTTGTAAAGAAGTTAATCCACTGGTCCAATCTGTTCCAAATATGGCATCTATAATCTTGGTAACAACTTTTCCAAGACTTAAAAACCATGATATAATCTGACCTATCAGGTTTGCAACTGCACCACCAAAAGAATCAAATCCACCATTTGTAACATTTAAAATCCATTCAATTATGCCAATAAAAGGCTGAACAAAAATACTCCATACAGCCTGAATTATTGCGTTAATCGTTCCTATTCCTACATTTATGATTGCTGCTCCTGCTGATGCCACTACACCAAAAATCACACCTGTAGCAGAACGGGTTTTATTCTGTACCTTGTTAATTGCTGCCACAACCAGATAAATAGCTGCTATTACCGCAATAATAGCAATAATAATCCATGTTAACGGACATAATGACAATGCGGCATTTAATCCTTCCTGTGCAAATGTCATTGCTATAATAGCCGCTGTACTTGCTGCACTAGATACCACATGTAATGCCTTTGCACCTATATCTTTTAATGTTGTAAGCCAGCCTATTCCCATTGTTGCATTATAAACAATTAATGCTGCAACTATTCCCCATATAATAGGTTCAATTAATGTCCAATTAGATTTAAAGAAATTAATCATTTGCGTTCCAATGTTAATAATTCCTGTTATTGCTCCCATTACTAAGACTGTAGCATTTCCAAACCCGGTTGCTAAAAGCTGTATGGTTGGCAGATTGTTATGTATTGCATTAAACATACTAACAATCGCCGGCTGTACCTGTTGACCTATAGTTGTTTTAACCGCATCAAAATCCCTTTTATTTCTTGCCATTACTCCCTCAGGGGTTTGAGCCATTGTTTCATTCATCTTTCCTACATTCTGCTCTATTACCTGAGCCAACATATTAGCCTTTTCCATCTCAGTTCCATTTTTCATTACCTTTTCCTGATAATCCGTAAATGAAATGCCTGCACGTCTTAATGCTCCAACCTGACCAGTCATAACCTTACCTGTCATATTACCGATATTAACCATATCCTCATTAGTAACATTAACACCATGCATCTGAACCGCTAAGTCAGCCATCTTAGGTAACAAAGTTTTAACTGCATCTGTCTGATGAAAATATGTTGATGCCTGTTGCGCTCCATTTATTAAAGCTGTCTTTCCAACAACACCATAACCACTTATCTCAGAAGCAAGATTTTTCATCATATTAACCTGTGATGTTCCTGCTCCCTGCATTGCACCCATTACTTCAGTAAGTTTTGTTTCTGCCTGATGTAATTGAGATACCTTTTCATTACATTCACCTATAAAGCTGGCTCCCTGTCTTATAAGAAATATTCCACCAAGAGAAGCTACCAAACCTTTAACTGTGGAAAGTAATCCTTTTGCTGAATTTGTCCCCTCTCTTACTTTACCATTGTATGTTTCTTGACTTATTGAAGCTCTTGACGTGTCACTTGCTATCTGCTTAATCTCTGCATCTGCCAATCCTAAATGTGTTCTGGCAGAAGCTAATTTAGAAGTATTAAACATGTTTCCTGACACGCCTTGGGCTCTTTCACATTCATTAATTACAGTTGAGACAGCATTAGTTATGTTCATAAGCGGTGCCGTCATTCTGTCTGTTAACTGAAATGAAGTCATTATTGATGCCATCTCTTTACCTTACCTTTCCAACTTTCTTGCTTTCTTCCTCTTCCTGCTCAACTCTTGCATTAATGGAAGCAATCACAAAAGCTCTCTCATTTTTATCCAAACTCATAAAAAATGAAGGTGTCCAATGAAATTTATGTAGACAGTAATATGCATACATTGAATCAGGATCACCTTCATCTATTAGTTTTTTGCTTCGTTAACTTTATCCTGTAATGTTTCGTCAAATCCGTTAAACTTCTGAATAAATTCAGCAAACTCATTATATTCTCCCGGATTATCAATCATCTGCTTAATTAAGTCTTCCGGATTCATTACACCATAAGAATCCTGTAATTCCTTATTGTATAAATCAGGTTCTGCAACAGATGCACACATCAGCTTTACAATAAACAATGAAGAATTAAATTTCTGTCTGTAAACACCCGGCTTTCCTGTAACCTGAACCTCTGTTGTACACTTCTCTCTAATTCTTTCATATTCCTCAGTTGAAACTGCCTTAATCTTCCAATCCAATGGAGTTCCATTTTCGTCACATAATGAAGCGGTTACCTTATATGCCACGTCATCCTTATATTTCTTATTTTTCTTTAAAAAAGCACTTAAATTAGTTGCCATATTCCTTACCTTCTCTTTCTAAAAAATAATGGATAAGAAGATTTTTAGCTCTCCTTATCCACGTTACTATTACATATATGCAGGTTCTTTGTATTCAGAATCCTTACTATAATCCATAGCATATGCTTCAATATCCTGTTCAATAAAATCTCCATCTGCATCAAATGAAGATAAAAGAACATCTCCTTCTATCATACACTGATGATAAGTTTTCCCTGATGCTCCCATTGATGTTGCCGGATCATTTGATTCAACCTCGGCTTCAAAAGTTGGAAGCATTCCTGTATTCTTGTATTCTTCCACAAGTCTATCAAAAGCCTCCGTACACTTATACAAAGTCATTTTTATTTTAATTTCCAATCCACTTGGCTTTTTGCCTTTAATGGTTTTACCAAGAATCGGTACATCGGCAAGACTAACATTTGCCTTTGCTTCAAAATTCTTAGCATTAAGCATTGCGTATCTTCTGCCTCCAACAGTACAGTATAATGTTGCTAACTTACTTGATGGTGCATCATTAGTATTCATAAATCCACTCATTCTTTACTGCCTCCTTCCTAATCTATGATCGTAGTCATATAAAGTTTTTCCATTACACCTACAATAGTAATATTTGTATTAATTACTACCGCTTTCTTATCTTCACCCTTTTCAACAACAATATCGTCATCACTAAATTTCTCTATTGCTCTTGTATCTACAAGATAATTAAAAATGCTTCTGACATCATTCTTAAGTGATACTCTACCTGCATTGTCATTAGAAATTTTTCCAATATATTTCTTATTAAAAACAGATGCCACATTGTCTGCAATGTAATCAATCACACGAATTGTCTGATTCTCCTGAAAAATGCTCCCCTTATCCTCTGTTACTGTTGTAAGGGAATTAATGTCTCTTAAAACCCTAAGTTCATCACCACACTTATGAATAACAAACTTTCCTGAAGTTATGGCATTTTCAAGTTCTGCCTGAGTATACTGGCAGTTAATTTCTTCCAGTTCCCCATCATATAACATATTTGTGCAAGCCTTGTTGACACCACAGGCTGCTTCTGCTCCTGCGACCCACGGAATAACATCCTTTGTGTTCATAACATTAATGATTCCCTCATAATCAGCTTCACAATTATACATTACAGTCTGAAACTTAATGCCCATTTCATCACGCATTCTTATTGTCCAGGACTTGTATACTTCCTGTAATTTTGTGTCTGTTTCCATTACCACAACCACATTAAAAGCGTAATTCTCCAATAACTGCATAAACATTGTATGAGCCTCATTTGTTGGCTTATCATTAATTCCACCTGTACCTCCTGTTAAGAATGTACCGGCAGTTTCTTCAAGTTCAAATGATTTCTTCCATTCAATAAAGGCATTGTCCTTTAATTCTCCTGAACTTGCAACTGTCTGAATGTCAACTAATGTTGTATCCATATAAGTTGACACATCATACTTTTCTGTCTGATCAATGTTTTTCTTGATAACAATCTTTATTGAATTTCCTCTTGAGCCCTTACACTTGGCATCTGCATACTTACAACCTGCTTTTGCTCCGCTATTGTTAATCTTAAAAAACAAACCTTTAGTTGAATGTTTAAACACTTCCCTAACATTAATAAGATTTCCATCATATGGACTTCTTCCGAAAACTTCCAATGCAACCTTTTCAAATTCATCAGCAGTCACTTCAAAAATCTTATCATCAGGTCCCCAGTCCAAACATATTGGCATGGCAACCACGCCACTTTCCGTATTGTTCTTAATTGAATTTCTACTAATAACATTTACATAAGTTCCCGGAAGAACCTTATTCTGTGCTGTAAATGTTCCACCACCTAATGCCATTTAGTTTACCTTTCCTTTCTTCCATTTTTTCAAAATATCATCTGCTTCTTCAACGGAATATTCATCTTCATCATTCAACAGAGCTTTTAAAATATCCCTGTCCTGTAAAAACCTTTTTGACTTCATCAATTCGCTTTTTCCGTATTTTACAGATGCCTTATTCTTTGCTTCCATCTGTTAAACCTCCTACACCTGTTCTTATTTCATAACTTTCAAACTTATCCTTGTCTTCCTGTTTCTCCATAACAAATGTTTCATAAGTTACCTGAAACTGCAAAACACCGTCAACCATCTGACCTGTCATTTCTGCTGAATGAAGCTTAAATCCATCAACCTCAATATCCCTTAACAAGTACTGTAATTCTTCCAGCACTTCCATTCCTTCATCATAACAATTATCACTCTTAGGCCAATACCTGATAATAAATGGAACTGTCTTTAGAAATCGTGGTCCAAGTTTACGTCTTAAGGAAGGATTTAAGCACAAAACAGAAAAACAAGGCTCTTTTAGGCTCTGTTTCACTGCTTCTGTATATATCTCATATTTTTCTTCAACGAAGGACTGCCTTATCTGTCTTACAATCCCATCAATCATCTTATTTATCATTTAACTGCTCCTGATAACCATTTTTTCAACTTAGCTTCAAGAATGCCCGGGGCACTCTGCCTAATCTCCTGTTCAGACAAAGTAAGCATATACTTTCCTTCAACCCATCCTGTCCCGTTTGCCGTTCTATGACCAAACTCAACATATGATGCATATTCAACAGGATTGATAATCTCTATTACATATGTATCACCGAAATGATGAACAGTAAGAGAATCTGCATAAGACGTTGCAGCCTGATTGGTTCCAGCCGTCCATCCTCTTCTAAGCGTTCCACCTACTTTTCCTGAATTGGAAGGATACGTACCTACTGGAGTTCTTTTAATTACTTTTGCAAGAAGTCTTGCAGCAATCTCCCTTGATGCAGCTTCAAAAAAATCATCAGAATTTCTTGCCATTGCTTCAAGACTGTCCCTTAACTGCTCCAACTGCTTACAATCAATTTTAGAATCACTCACGCCTTATCCTCCACCAAATCAAGCAAAATCTCCTGATGTGTAGGATAAACCGCAGGTCTTCCACTACTTTTGTAGGCTACCACACCACCAACGCCCTTTACCAATATTTTAGAACCCGGCTTAACATTGATTTCAGGTGCCATAAACAATTTAATGACCTGAGTAACATCTGAATCAGCCTCATTCTCTGAATTGGAACTTATATTGCTGTAAGAAAGTCTGCAACAAACATCTGACTGCACCATTACCTCTTCAAAGTTAGTCACAGAAGAAACAACAACCTTTTTCTTTTCAAAAATATCAGCCCTAAAGTCATATGACATTTCTATTGCCTTTCTGGTTCTTAAAACTGTATTTTTCGAAAGCATTTAATCAGCTCCTCTCCACTGCACCTTAATCTGTTCAGCATAACATTAAAAGCCTCATCAGAAGATGTGCCACTGAAATTAACAGAAGTATCTCCTACCTTTACAGAACTTACTGCCTGCTCTAAGTCAAATTCTTCAAGCTTACCTGTTGTCTTAAGCAAATACAAAAATTCACCGCACACTCTTTCACAGGCTGATTCAAACAATCCCTTTGGAAGTTTCTTAACATGGCATCTGGAATTTAACTCAGAAACAACCTTATCAATGCAGAACATCAATAATGAATAATCATCTTCTGAATACTCATAGCCAATGTTCTTCAATAATTCTATGACCTTATCTTCCAATAACTCCATCTCCTTCCTTTAGCTGTGAATGCGTGTATGACTTTAACTCAGAGTGCTTATACAATGATAAATAATCATTCGAAATAATTGAGACGGATATTGAAAATGTTTCTCCACAGTTTACAATCTGCTTACTTAACTTTGCATCAATAATGATGTTTTTATTCATCAAACCACCTCAATTTGTACTCTCTTTTTCAGTATTTCATCAGCAATATAATATGTAATCTCCAAACAATATCTCATTGACTTACTTAAAGGATTCAACTTCACCGTAATGCAATGCTCATTTATGGTGCAGTTTCCTTCTGTTTCAAGTTCCCTGTCCTTATAGAGCTTATATGTTGCCCTTGATATTTCAAATTCCTCATTCTTTGTAGACTTAACAAGAAATTTTAAATACTTGTCCTCACCTAAAATAAAGTTAATGTTCACACGCATCACCTCTTCTTAATAGTTCTATACAAAAACTGCTTTCTGACAATTCAGAAAAATAATTATCATTTTCCTTTTCAATGTCATATTCTGACGTTACAAAACCAATTTCATAATCATCATTAATGTATGTACATTGGTATGGTAATGGCTCAATGGTAAATTTCATTGCCGTTGCATCATAAGAAAATAACACATCAGTACAATATGCTATATTCCCGGCTTCATCAAATGCAGTAAGTTCCATTACATACCTTCCACTCTTTTGTGCCGGTACCTCGGCAGTCCAGATGTCTCCCTTCAACCTTGTAAAGATAACATCCTGACCTTCAACCTTACCAATAAGCCTTACTACCATTTAGTCTGTAACCTCCACAGAAATTGTATATGTTGCGCCGGCATTAACTGGATTTGGCGAAATAGTAACTGACTGAATAACCGGTGCAGTCTGGTCAAGTACAACCTTCTTTGTAACTGTAGATGTCTTTCCTGCTCCATCCTTTGCCGTAATGACAATGGTATTTTCTCCTGTCACTAATGTAAGTGTCTTTTTAAAGCTTCCATCACTTCCAACTTCAACAGTCTGTTCAGTTCCACCATTAAGCTTAATAGTAAGAGTTACCGGTGAGCTTGTAACATCATTAGTAGTACCCTTAACAACAAGAGATGACTGATTTGTAACAAGATTGTCAACCGGTGCTGATACTGACAATTCAGGTGGAACAGTGTCAACAGTAAATGTTACACTCTTCTGAGTTGCAACATTACCATCATAATCACTTGCGGATACCTTAATTGTGTGAGTTCCATCTGACAAAGCTGTAGTTGGTGTATAACTACATGTATAATTCTTTCCTGACTGTGTCTTAGTAATTCCTGTTGTAATTGTCTGGCTATCAATAATAAGCTTAATTGTTGATGGATTAACACCTGAATCTGCATCTGTAACAGTCCAGTTAATAACAGGCTTGTTATTAGTCAACTTAGCAGAAGATGAAGGTGCTGTTATTGAAATAACAGGTGCAACCTTTTCCTTAACCTTGAGCTGTAAGCTTGAACCAAGTGTTGCGTCCGTTGCATCCTTTGTCACACTGTTTCCAGCTTCATCAGTAGCCTTAACCTTAACATTATAATAATGTCCATTCTGATTGTATGATGATGTTGACGGAGCTGTTATTGTAGCCTCATACTTCTTAGTTGTGGCATTATATGTCAGAGTATGGGTTTGTCCGTTAATTACAACCTGTACTGCTTTTACTGCCATAGGTAATGCCCTCCTTATCCTAATTTATGCTTAAATGCAACAATTCTAATCTGCTTAGGCTCATAAACAGGATTCCAGTTAGCTGGGTCTGCAAGTTCTACTCTTGAAGGACCTTCTGTCTTTGCCACATTTGCGTTAGTAAAGGCAATTCCTCTAGGATGAAGAATTGTTGTTCTTCTGTTAATAAGGTAATCAACACCTGAACCCTTTCTCTTTGCCCTATCAGTTTCAGTTGGAACAAATCCTTCAGGATTTCCGTTACCTAATGCAACTGCTCCATTACCAAAAAGATATGTTGTGTAAGCCTTAGTTTTTGAATCATATGGGCATCCATCATCAATGATTACTCTCTTGCCCTGATATGTACCAAATGCTACATCGTTTGATGGCTGTACTGTTTCGATCAGATTCTGTTTCTTAAGGTATGCTTCTGTAGCTGAATGCATACAGATGCCTGTAAGCTGCGCTTTAGCATCTCCTAACTTCTGTTCTGCATCAATAAATGCTGAACCACTCCAATTAGCTGCATTTCCTGAATTACCTGAAATATCTAAAAGATTAGATGCAAGTCTTGTTTCTGCTGCCTTCTGTGGCTCCTTAACTTCCGGAATTGTTCCAAACACACCATTAAGAATTGCAATAAGTTCTTTCTGCATGTCTCTTGCCCAGAACTGTGCCACCAAATCACCGATTGCTTTCATTGGATCTGCTCCTGAAAGTGCTGCTGATAAATCTGTTGCGCTCCACATTTTTGCTCTTCTTAATACTGCTGCCACATCCTTGTTTGAAGTAATTTTGTTATCTTCAAGGTCTGCTCCTTCAATTACCTGCTCTGATTCTCCTGTTAAATCCTCGAAGAATGGCATAGTTACTAATGGTGATGCCTGAGAAGCCAAAGCATCAAATTCAGCATTGTTTGTAACAATTCCACTATTAAATAATGCTGATAATTCCATTGTTCTGTTTAATACGTATGGAGTAAATAACTCCGGTACAATTACGTCCTGTAATGTTGTTCCTGGCATTTCTAATACCTACCTTTCCTAAATTTTTCATTAAATTGTAATTCCGGCTGCTGCTGCCATTTCCTTGGCCTGTGCCGGATTCTCCTTAAGCAGCTTGCCCTGCTCTGTTAAGTTAAATGTTTCCTTGGCAAAAGGATTCTTTGTAGGACTTCCACCCTTGCTAGGTTCATATCCTGCTTTCTGCTTAAACAGATGTGCCATAGTCTTATCTTCCCTGTAAGCCTTAATTGATTCGTCAACACCAATAGGATTGTTGTCCTTGTCAAATGTAAACTTATCAATTCCACCAGCCTTATAGATAAGATAATCAGGATCCAATACTCCCGACTTTGTAAGCTGTTCCCTTAATGCATATTGTTTTGAAGTATTAACTGCTGCTGCCTTAAGATTTCCGATTTCTATTTCATAATCTTTAATCTTATTCTGGAGTTCCTCATTGTCTCCATTTTCCTTCTTTAATGTTGTGATTGTTGCATTAGCTGTCTTCAATTCCTCGCATTTATCATTAAACACGTTCTTTGGTACAGCGTGCTTAGGAAACTCTTTCTTTGCAGCCTCCATTACTTCATCAACATTAAGTTTTCCATCTGTAATCTTTGCTTTTTCAAGCAATTCCTTTAACCATTCCATTTTTATTACCTCCATAGATGTTTTATTCCAGTTCTACTGGTGATTGGATTCTACCGATATACCTTCGGCAAGGTATTTCTGTTATTTAGTGCCTACAGAAAAAGGCATATAAAAAGAGAGCCTATTTCTAAGCTCTCTGATTAACGTTATTAAATTCTTTACTGCATCAATTCTTGTCCATCAAATATAAATGATGTTATTGCTTCAGTTTTTCTATTAATTTTAAACTGAAATTGGCTTCTTATTTCTGCTCCAAAACTATTTTCAGCATCAACATATCCCTGCACTACTATTTGCTTTTTATCTTTTCCATATTTCCATCCACCAAATTTTGCCGAACTTGGTGATTTTAGCATTGCTTCAACCTGACTTTTACATTCGACTTCCCATTTGGTCACTTCTTCTGATGATAATACATAATCTGTTAATTTGGCTTTAGCCTTGCCCTTTTTGTATAACATATTATCGGCATATTTTAGCACTAATACTTTATTTTTTTGAGTAAGCCACATTAGCACTTCGTCTCCATCTTGTGTCTCTACTCTATAACCTTTATCCTTCTTATTCCACGCCCCATTAAGACCTTTATCTGCTTTAACGTCCTGATAATCTGTAATGTCACATTGCTTTAAAATATCTTCAATTGCTTTTGCTTCATCTTGCGAACATCCAACTGCCTCTTCAATCTTGCTTTTTTCTACGTATATCTCAGGATCTGCATTCATTATTGCATAACCAATTGCAACAATCATCCCTATAAAAACTATAAGACTAATAAGGCAACCATGCCCTTGTTTTAATGTTTTTTTACAGTTCGGACAAACCTTTGCCTTTTTAGGAATTTCGCTTTGACAAAACTTGCATACCTTAGTTTCACTCATATTCTCTTCCTCCTATAAACATTTTGTTATATTCTACCATATATAACAAAACTTTACCATTCCTTAAAACATTTCAGTTTTATTTTCGTCATGTTGCACTGGAACAACTAACTGTTTTTCAGTTTTATCAATTTTACCTGTCAACTCCTCTATTCTGTTACTAAGCCTAATAAATGTATCAATATCATCTATTCTACATTTACTCTGCATATCCTTACATCTTGTAATCTGTTCCTGTAATTCTTCCTTGTACATACTTGTCCTTTCTTATTTTTGGGCATAAAAATACCACCTAGTTTTTTGACTAAGTGGTATCAAGACATATAATATTTATCTGGATATTTATCGTTCTTTTTTACATATTCCAGAAAAACTTCAAATTCTTCATCTGTCATATTCCTTATATCTTCATTAAGCTTTAATTCATCTAACCTATCGTCGCAAATAAACTCATTCTTCATTACTTCAAACTCCTATAATTTAACAATTTGGAAATTGAATTTCTTTGATAACTCTTTTAAAATCTCTTCCATATATTCATATTCATTATAACCTTTACATTTTCTTTTTGCAACTGATACGTCAAATTCTCTTATTTTTTTGCTTGGTCTTGTATAATAATAAATACTTCCATTATTTCCAACTGTAATTCCTGAAGTATCCTTATGATTGAGCAATTCATTTAAATCAGAAACACTTGGTGGCAAACCTCTTGGATGATTATGTATTAATAATACTTTTTCACCTTTATCTTCTGCTCTTTTAACATCATTATCAAATTTTGGGGTTCTAGTAATGCCAAAAGGAATATGTTGATCCGTTATTGAAGAAACGTCTTTTCCTGTTGTTAAACTTATTGCGTAAAGTTCTTCCGTTTTCTTTCCATCTCTGTTTCTTAATGCCTCTCTACTTCTCTTTGCAATTAAACTAGTTGCTTTTTCATTATCTGATATTTGGCTAAACTTTGCACTGTATTCTTTTGATTTTACCACTTTCCAATTAACTCCATAATTATACTTGTCTTCATATTTCTTTCCTGCACCTTTTTGGAAACTACGTTTTGTTCTAAGCGACCTTTCTCTAAGCTCTGATTTTACATATTTTTTCTTCCATTCCTTATACGTCATATCCGCAGAAACATAATATGTATCACCATCCTCATCCCTTGCAGCCCTTTGTTCGTCATTTGCAAATTCATCATCAAAATAAGGTGCTGTACAGCTTCTACAGTTAACGTGAAATGGCGGAGCTGTTACCCCCTCTTCATATTCGCTCATCTTGAATACTTTGCCATCCATTTCCTGACAAATATCTGATGTGTGACCGTCCAATGTGGCTACAATCTCATATCTTTCAACATCCAATTCCTTAAAGCATTCCTTTTGAGCCGTTGAACTAAAATAAGCCGATTCAGTCATTACAAGTCTTCCGGCATTAGCCTTGCTTACATTCATCTTACTTGCAATTTGACTTATTGCCTTATCTGGTCCTGAACCTGTAATGCACATTTGACTTAAACTTGTATGTAATTGATTTATAAGCTGTGTCTTGTTGCCCCATATTCTGTCACTGAAATTCTTACCATCAGCTAACCAAGGCTTATTTACCACTTTTTCAATTAGCTTGTCATTTAAAGTTGCAAAACTTGAACCAACGCCCACACCCTTTTGAATTTCAAAGGCTGTTTTGTAATAACTATTCTTGTAAACATCCTTTATGTGCTTACTTACTTCATCATTCAGGTTTCCAAAAGCTGTTTCTGCCTGCTGTCTACACTGTAACTCCAACGCTTCAAGTCTGCTTATGTGCGCTCTGGCAGATGCATTTTCAAGTTCCTTTACCCATTCACCTGAAAAAGCGTTTTCCCTGCCCTTTTTTATATATTCCTCTACATCCCACTTAAGTTCCTTTAATTCCTTATCATTAAGGGATTTTCTTGCTTCCAACAGAGATATGTTATTATTATCCGCATATCTCTGATACCAGGCATTTATCTTTTCTTCAATTATCTTCTGAGACTTATCAAACTGCTCCTGAATATCCATTGTCTTCTTTACGGAAGTCTGATGTGTAGCTTCTTCCATTTCAACAAATCTTTTCTTCCAGTATTCGCTATTCTTCATCCGTTCCACCTACTGAGTTATCATCATCTTTAGCCGAATCATCAACATTGTCATCATCTTCACTTGACTTTTTTGTAAACATCTGCTGATAGATGTCAGCATTCTGTGTTTTTTCTTCATTTTCCTTCTTAAGCTGTTTAAGTTCTGCTTCAGCATCCTCAACAAACGGATGATTCTTAAGTATTGTTTTCTGGCTAATGATTCCAACACTGTCCTTGCATATGGCTGCCTGCTCCTGCTCATTCTTAATACAGGTTCTTGTCCAAGTCTGAACAATGTTGTCACACTTAATGTTCTTAAAGTTGCAGATTGCTCTTACCAACTTGGCAAAACCTAACTGAAACTCTGTTTCCATTAATCCTGTTTTCATTTCCAATAATGAATACATAAACTTAAGAGCCTCTCCTGACTGATTCCCAAAGTTTTCAGGTCTTGGATCAAATCCCTGTCCCTGTTCGAAAATAGCCTTTCTTGTGGCATCAAGAACACTATTTCTTGCTTCAATAGGAATCTCAATGTTAAGAGTGCTTACACCTGCACCTTCTTCTGCATCCATTTTTATAACCTTGTATTTCTTCAAATCCTGCAGGAATCCATTTAAATCTGTTCCACCATATCCGGAAAGAACAAATATAAGCTCCTGAACATCTTCAAGGTCATTAATAAAGCCACTAAACACCTTGTCGTACACATCAATCAAAGGCTTAATGTTATCAAGGTCAGAAGACTTAATGTTGTTATTAAAAAACGGAATGAAAGGTATTTCCTCCATTCCGTGACTATACTCACTTACGAGTTCTCCTGTTGTCGGATTCTCAAATATTGCATAATCTGTTAAGTTGTCATAATTTAAATCTGATTGAAGTCTTCTGTATACCTGACATTCCTCTTTGTTCCAATATTCATATATTGTGTAGTTTTTACCATCTGCTTCATCTATCTGTGTATATACTCTTAATGCTCCTATCAGCTTCTGTTTTGCTGACTTATTCCATATCGGAACAATCTGTTTGCTATCAATAACTGCCCACTCAAATTCATTTAGCTCATTTGTCCAATAATGAATCCATGCAACACCTGCATTGGCTGCATTAACACAAAGCTCCATACACTCTTTTCTATATTCATCCCCCAAGGCCTTTAATATCTCTGCATTAGCCTTAGAACTACCAATGTCAAAAGTAGGCGGTGTAGTGAATGCATAAGCTGCTTTCTGGTTAACTATCAATCCGTGAAAGTTGCGGGGTATTCTGTTGTCTGCATTTCTCAACGGATGACCTTCTTCATCTTCCTTTTTAGGACCATATAGCACGTCACTCTGATTTCTGTAATATCTGTCAGCAATATCACATTTAACCATATACATTGCATGCCCCGGCATATACTGACTTAATAATTCCTTCATTCTAACTAAATCCACTTGTTTCACCTCTTTACTTTAATACTGATAATCCGTCAGACTTCTTAGCACAATCCTCTGCAATTCCTGTTGTTGCATCCTGTGCATCGTCATGATCATTTTTTCCTTCTCTCTGATACCTTGACATTGCCTTATAATAATCAGGCCATCTGTTCTTCCAGTCTTCAGGAAAATATATGTGTTGCATTACCCACGCTGAATTTGAAAAAATTCTTGCATTCTTGTTGTTATGCTGTGTAAACCACTTAATAACTGTCTTGTTGCTTTTTAATTCATCCTGAAGTATTCTCTTAACACTTCTGGCAAATCCTCTACCACCATTATTTGATTCGATTCTTGCAATATTTACATTTCCATCAAATAACAGCTTAGCTGTTAACGGCTCTGTAACTTCCATTGGTTCCTGTGTATATATAACATCAAGTACGTACGCTTCATTGTCAAATGTTACTCCGTAGTTAATACTGCATAAGTAATCCTTACCTTCATCTGCGGTATCTGTATAATTTCTAATCTGCTTAAATTGTGGCATTTCTTTGTACGTCTTAAATGAAGTGTACATTCTGCCCTTTATGTCAATAGGATTCTGCTGATAGTTTGCTTCTGCAATATCTATTCCCATTGACATCTTTTTATTTTCGTATGATCTTTTTGACAAAATTTCAGGACAAAGCATTGTTCCATCTTTCTTAACAGCCTTATAGCATATATGCCTTACCTTTACGCCTATGCTCTTAAAGTGTTCCAATGCCCTGCCAGCCAAATCCAAACTATGCCATCTTGTCATTACAATGATAATCTTGCCACCCTCTTCAAGTCTTGACATCATTGTGTCCGTAAACCAGGTCCAATGATTATCCAGAATATTTGCATTATTAGCTTCCAGTGCTGACTTAATCAAGTCATCAATAATCATTAACGTTGCACCAAAACCTGTTGCCGTTCCTGTTGGGGATGTTGCCAAATAATTGTTATAGCCATTTTCAAGTGACCACATATTCATTGCACCATCACCACGTTTAATGGTTACTCCCGGGAACACATCTGAATAAACAGCCTTGTTTTCATCTGCCTTTGTTTCAAGAATCGTGTTTCTCACGCCCTTTGAAAACGTTGTAGACAATGTTTCATTGTATGAGCCTGTCATAATCTTCTGTGTTTGGTCATTTCCAAGAACCCATTCAACAAAATTGCCAACAGTTCTAGACTTTCCATGTCTTGGTGGCATATTAACAACCATTACTTCATAATCTGATTTTATGAACTGCTGCAACTCATTACAGAAATCACGTAAAAAACCCCTGTCTTCCTTGTAGAAGTCAGGAGCCTTTAATTTGCAGTACTGCCAAAAATTTCTTCTTGCCAGCTCTACCCTTGCATAAAGCTTTATTAAATTCTTATTCAGATTCAAGGTCCTCACCTGCCAATCTAAGCAGTTGTTCAGTACTTAATCCCTCAAAAGGATTATTAACATTTCCTGACACCTCAACCTTATCCTTAAACATTCCTAAATGTCTTCCCAACAGTTCCAAAGCCTTTACCTTGTCATAGGTAGTCAGCTCTATTCCATTCTTACCCTGCTTAATACCTGAAATAGCCTTAATCTGTCTTCTTGAAAGCTCATCAGTTTCAGTAATCTCAACTGCCTGATAATACATCTGATTTCCTTCACTATCCAATGCCGGAACATAATCACCATCCGGTGTCTTCATCATCACCGGCTTAGTCACAACCTTGGCATATTCAGAACCATTGGCAAAGGCAACTGCTGCAAGCTCCTGAATCACATCATCTTGCGTAACCTCAATTCTTTCCAACCTGTCCTTAATTCTTTCATCTATGTATTCCTTAATCTCCGGAACATTCATAAGACGAGCGGCTGCCGCTGCTGCTGTATTATCATTTTTGACGTGTGGATATGCTTCCTTATACGCCCTTGTTCCATTCAGATCAATTAAATATTCATTTGCAAATATAACTTGTCTGTCAGTCACTGCAACCGCTCCTTTCTTACCAAATTTATTTTATAAGCACTCTGCTTCTTTAAAAGCATCAAATATTTTAGGAAATTGAATAGCAAACCAATCCACCATTTCTTCGTTCAGTGCCCAACAATCTGACGAATTACTGTTACCCCATAATCCTGATTCATATAAAAACGCATGTATTATTTCGTGTCTAACTACCTGTTTCATGTATAACTGCAAATCTCTTACTGAATCTTTCTCTTGTACCAATTCTGCAATTTTAATTGTTTTTATTGAATAATCCATAATGCCGTCTGAACCTTCAGGCATTTGCTCATCTGGAACATCGTATTTAATTGTGTATTCTGATCCTAATATATTTACTTTTTTATCCTGCATTTTTCTCCTATTTTCCTACGAAAAAAGACAGCCTAATGACTGCCTTTTCCTTGTTTTACCAATACAATAATTGGAGGATACTATTCAGATAACAGAAGTCCCTTCTGTTCAACTTCTTACTCTATCATTTTATCACTGATTAATGTGACATTCTATGACACGTTTAAAACCGGCTCAATATCTTTCAATGCATAGCCATGTAGTCTTAATACATGCCTGTAAGATATATTCATTTCCAGTGCTATCTCTTCCCACTTCTTGCTCTGGCAGTATCTCTTGTACAAAATCTGCTCGTATTCAGGATTGTTTAACTTCTGTATGTTGATTATTACGTTTGCTCTGGCTAAAGCAAATTCACGCATCAAATCATTCCACTCACATTCCTTTTCATTAATCTTGCAGATTGTTTCTGCCATCTTATCCTGTGTTCCTGAAGACAGTACCCTCTCGCCCTGTTGGATTGCTCCAGTACTCACCACCATTTCCCTTAGGGTATCTATCTCTTCTTTTAGAATTTTCATCTTAGATTCAAGATTTCTAACCTGCATCAAGTATTCCTTTGCTGTCATTTCTTCCACGCTTTCTGTCTCCCTTCGTGTAGTTTTAATCCTTTTTCTTTGCTTTACATAATGCCCATAATACAAATATTGTTGCGATTAGCATAATAATGGCTATCGTATTAATAATTGCCATCTAATCACCACGCTTCCATATCAAATTCTTCTTTTGGAATTTTTGTATTGCTAATCTTTTTATAAATATCAACATATATTTCATCCTTTGCTCTGTTGTATGTAACTTCTGCGTATCTATCACCCATTGGCTGTCCCCAAATAGTACACTTCTTATAACCTAATTCGTGTGCAAACCACACTAGGTCTAATTCGCTAATGTTAATATTTTCGTTTAATACTTTAATCACCGCATTCTTTGCAGCCTTCTCAAATTCGTAACTTGTCATTCTATTCGTTCTCCTTTTCAAAATCATTTTTGTTAACATATTCTACAATTGCCCTGTTATCTCCAATAAGCATCACTTGAAGAACTACGATTTCTGTATTATCATATTGGAATAATCTAGGTTTTTCATCATTAAAAATATATGGCTTGTCTAACAACCCTCTTATGGTTATCTTGCTTTTAGGATGTGACTTTCTCAAAGTCCCGCTTACTGCATTAATGTTATAGTTAAATCTATTTACTGTTGTACTATCAAGCATCTATTCCACCGCCTTTCACTTCTTTTGTTTTTATTGCAGGCTCACCACCATTTGCAAAATAATCACACTCCCAATCTTCTATACCGCAATGTTTATAGGAATGTGGTTTCAAGTATTCAATTTTTCCATATCCATTAACTCTGTAATAATAAGGACAACCATAGCAAGTATGTACTATCTTTTTACTCATTATTTCCTCTCAATTCTTCCAGTTTTGCTTCTGCTTCGGATTTTGTGAGGAATACTGTTTTCCTAAAATCGCATTCTCTCAAATATGCCCCAATAAAACGATTTGTTTCTTTAGCATAAATTCTATATTGGTTACTGTCGTTATAAAATGTTATACTAGAAACATATCCTTCATATACTTCATCTTTTATATTTTCATCATATTCAGCATCATCAAATACATTGAATGGTGAAGTGACAACCCAAACTGTATCTCCAACTTTACATGGCAATTTAATAAGCCTACCCTGTTCTTCTAACTGCTGATATTTTTTTAACTGTATAAGCCATTCAGCAAGTTGTTCGTGTTCTCTTGCACATTCAATACAACCATCAAGTTCCCCATCATCAGGATTTGCGTGACATAACATTGCTTCATTATATTTTTCTGTAGCCTTTTCTTTTGCGTGCTTAATTGCTTCATCCATATTCATTCTGCTTTATCTCCTTTATTCATTTATGATTGGCAAAAATTGAAAACACCATGTCTCATCATTAATTATTTCAATCGTTCCATCTTCATTGATTACCATAACTCCAATAAATTTCGGCTTGTGAACTTCTTTAGTTTCACAATTCCTTTCTTCTCCATAGTATATTTCTACTATTGCTAACGCTCTTAACACTCTCTCGTTATAAATCACTTTGTATTTACTTAAATCAATATTCATCTTCCTGCTTCCTCGCTTTCTAATAACTCTGGATTGTCAAATACATTTCCGATAACTTCGTCATCTCCGTTGATTACAGTTCCGTTCTTAAAAGGGAAAATATTTCTACCATTATGATACCGAAATCCTAAATGCACCATTGTGTTATCCCATTTAATTACATAATTCTTTCTTTTTTCTACACGACAAAATGGCGGATAATCTGTATTTTCTTTCTGATATTTTGTATAGGCATGACACACAATATCATTCTCCCAAATCAGATTGCCGTTCTTGTCTTTTAAGCCCGTGCATTGGCAGATAGTAGATGGGTCTACTTTAAAGCTTTCAGAAACAGTATATAGTCCGCCATGTATTAACTGCCCTGTATATATAAAATCGCTTTCATTAACCCGCACATAAAATCCAATAACCCATTCTCCGTTATCTACTCTCTTTGCTTTAAATAAATATCTATCTTCCATTTAGTCCTCACTTTCTGCTAATTTTGCACAATTCCAGGAAGTCACATCAAGTTTACCATCTGCTGACCAGGACGTAGCTCCAGCTATCCACGCATAAACTTTCCCATCCACAAATTTAGCAAAATATCTTTTAGTCCAGTCACCACTTTCATAGTTTCTAACCAGAATCGGGGTATCAACCTTGACTTTCGACCAGTCAACTTCTGGCTCTTCGTATTCGGAGAATAGCCAATTATCTGTTTTATAAAAGCAACAGCTTTCTTCGCTACGCAACTCGCACATATTACACTCAGCTTCCTGACACATACATGGCTTTCCATCTATAACTGCCAGTCCATTAGGGTTAATCACTCCAATATTCTCCAATTTTTCTTTATACTTTTCAATATTTAACATTTCTCTCACTCCTTAACATTTCTTAACATTTTTGTCCTTTAGTTCCTGCTTCTTTTTGTTCTTGGCTCTGTCTAATCTAGCCATTAGAATGCCTGTTTCCGTAATCTCATTTGAATTGTTCAACCCGTTGCAGTTGAGATATAGTAGTTCCGACCGGGTTATGCACCTTAAATTGTCGATGTCGAAATTTCTCTTATTTCCATCAAGGAATATTATTGGGCAGCCTTCGGGGATTTTTCCCTTAGCTTCTTCATACACAACTCTCTGCTTTAATCTCCACTTGTTAGGCTCCGCAACCTTAACCTCTATGTATCCGTCTTTTGAAATTCTTTCACTTCCAACAGGTCTGTGGTTTGGTGGAATGTTGCCTTTTGCAAACATTGTGTGTTTTACTTTTTCATAGACTTCCTTTGGCATTTTCTTGCCCTTGTTGTGTGGTATCTGCCCCTTTCTGAACTTGCCGGTTAATCCTGAATTTAATTTATTGTTTGCCTTGTATGATTTAATCGTTCTACTTGTTATGTTGGTATTGAACTTCTGATTAAACAGGTCTGCAAGCTCCTGGTTATATCTTCCCTTGTAATTATCCAGAATGAATTGCTTCATTTCATCCGTGTATTTCATTCCATACATTACTTACAGCTCTCCATTCATTTGTTTGTTATTCCAAGCAATGGGATTTCAACATCCTCACCGCTTCCGTATTCATCAAAGTGCTTTTTCGCCTGCAATGCCAGGTTTCCATTATCAATGATTGTCTTGGCAATCTTGTTGACCGATTCACTTCTCTTGATTTCCTTATCAAGTTCTTCCATTGACAGCTCATCATCATTTATTCTTTCAATTGCTTCAAACAAATAGTTGTTCAAATCTGATAGTGTATTCTTCATTGGTTATTTACTCCTTTGCCTTCAAATTAATTTATTTAATCACTGTTCTTAAGTCTCTTCTTTCGCTGTCCATGTCTATTCCACATTCTTCTGCAATTATGCTTATCTGCTCTTCCCATGTGCTGTAATCCTCTGCAATGCATTCAGCCTTGTTGTCGAATCTCTCAAACATTTGCTTTATTCTTTTGTTACCAAAACCAAATTCATCATGCATTGTTACAGCCATTAGGATTTTTACATACAGTACTGTGTTGTACTTAACATTGTCACTGAATTTGTCTAAATCTGCCTTTGATACCCTTAAAGGTAGGTCAATGGCATTTCTCATTTTCAGGTCTGCTTCCAAGGCATCCAATCCCTTTTCTCTTGCAAACCTCAGGGCATATGCCATACCCTCACGTCTTGCCTGTTCCTCTTTTGACATTCTTGCCATCCTTATTTCCTCCATTGCCATAAGCCTTTGCTCTAAAAATCTTTAGTGCATTGTCTCTTGGTCTTCCGTCATTTATGAACTCTTCCTGTTCGTGTGTTAAAATGCAGCCAAATTCATTACTTGTCTTTTTTCTCATTCATTTTCTCCAGCTTCGCCTTAAGCTCTGCTCTCTCTTCCTTGATTCTTGCCAATCTTACGTGATCATCCGCTGATAAGATTGAAACTGAAAATAAAATCTGCGATTCCATTCTGTCCAATTCCTCTAAGCGAATTTCTATATCCTTAATATCCTTAACTTTCATTTTGTTGTTTCCTCCTCTTGTCTCTGTTTTCAATCAGTTGTCTTTCCAATGCCTGATAGTCATATTGCCTTTGGTCATTAAATGTCTTCTTGTTTTGTTGCTCTTTCTTTACAGGATAAAAATTACTCCAATCACCTGCTATGGCATTCTTGACTGCCTGTATTTTCTCCTCGTCCGTGTCTGCCACCTGTTCAAGTCTCTCAATCAATGTCTGTATCTGATAGCCAACAATCTGTCTTCCCTTTTGTTCCCTAAGTTCCAGAAATTGTCTAAACACGTCATTAAGGTTTTCGTTGGAAAAATACTTTATATTTTCTTTACTTTTGTTTTCTTTTATTTTCTTTTGTTGTATTTCCGTATCATTTATGTTGGTTTCTGTTACATTTACACTTGTTTCTGTTACATTTATCGGTTTTAATGGTTCATTTAATAAGGGTTGACCTTTTTCATCAATCAACCTGTACCTTGTTTTCTGGACTTTGTTCCTAACAGTCACTGTATCGTAGCGTCGCTGAATTCCAACAGAGGTTATAACTCCTTGCATCAGGAGGTCATGATCAAACAGACCTATGTCCGCACAAGAGAGAATAACTTGTAACACAAAGTCTTTTTTGTTAACCCATCTGTTACCGATTGTCTTGATGATTTTAACCGGAAGGTTCTTCTTGAGCTGTTCAAAGTTTTTAAACTCAAGAAAGTAACCCTCTCGGTAAACCATCGAAATGACTATGTCGTAAATGGTTTGACCCAATGGACCATATTCATTCATCAGGTCCATTATTTTAAAGTCTTCATAATAATCAACATCTTTTGGGAAATAACTAAGTCCTGCCTTTATAGGTCTTCCCATTTATTTCTCCCATTACCACCCTGCCCACCGGACAATGTGGTTCATTAATTTAAGCCATTATTACAATGTTTGTTCCAAGTTCCTTTAAGTTCTTTTCAAGATACTTCTTTATTTCAGCCTTAGCCTGATTTACCCAAAGTCCACCATCAGCTTCTATTAATGTGAACTCAGGTATGTTGTCAGAGCCGTCAATTCTAAATACAAAACTTGATTCAGGCTGCGTAATTTCAAGAAATGTTCTGTATGGAATGAGTGACACCGGATTTGGAACTATTACGTCTGCACGACTGGCAACTCCCTGCTGGATTGTTGTCTTCTGTGTCACACCATCATCACCATAATTAGCTGTGGTTTTTGCTTCTATGTTTCCTGCAACCTTCATTATTGCTTCAAGGTCAGATGTCTTTACAAACATTGACTGTAATTCAAGAATAAACTTGTCCTGTGTTACCCAGCGGTTTGCCTTGAAATGTGGAAGGTCTGCTTCAACAGTAATTAATTTTTCCCTGTTTCTCTCTTCATCCAATCCTGAAATTAAAGTTATTTCTGATGGTGACTTTATCTGTATGATCATCTTGTCCCTTAACTCCTCAGTACAACCCTTGATATAATCCACCAATGCTGTAAGTGTTGACACTGTTAGCGGACTTGCCTTTTCATTTACGTCATATCTTCTAAGTTCCTTGTCACAGTATGTTCTTCCATTAATTTCCACTATCTTTGGCTCCATTGCCTGTTCCTTTAATTCTGTTACATACTTCATTGCTTCCTTTATCATTTTTATAATCCTCCTATACTTCTCCTACTTTTCTTAAGTCAACTATTTTATTGTTTCCAATTATCTCGCCTGTTTCAGTATCCACCTGCACGGCTTCATTACCATACATTGTGTTTTCATCAAAGGTCATCTGTCCAGGTAATTCATTACCAATTTCCACTGCCTCAATGTCTCCTGTCTTAAGATTTGTTCCACAGGTCATTGTTGTTACTGCTCCCAATTCAGGTGCAAGTGATGTCTTTGCCACAACTCCTGTTGCAACAAAATTTCTTGTTTCATTCGGCTTGAATGCTATCGTTACAGTGATTTTTCTTGTAGCCTTAGCATCCGTGTTCGGATCCTGAATGTTCTTCATTACCTTTTCCATTGCCCTATTTACCTGAACCGTGAATGCTCCGTTTGCAAACTCCTCCATGTTAATGTGTTTCATTGCTTCTTTCCTCCTTAATGTAGTTTCCTGCTTCATATTCCCTATATATCTGCATCCAATCATCAAGTGTCATTGTCACCAGAATGTCTGCATTGTTTTTCTTGTGAAACACTGCCGGAAGTTCATCCTGCCTTGAATCTCTTCTTGCCTGCTCCATCCAGTCATACAAGTGCATTTTTTCCTGATGTTTTGCTTCTATATGTATTCCCGGAAGTCCCACAACGTCTGCATCACCATTTGCCCCACAATACTGCTGACCTCTTCTGGTTCTGTATCCGTATTCCCTTAGATGCCTGGCAAGTTGTCTTTCAAACCTTGCCCCCTTCTGCCTTGCATTAACTGCCATTCTGTATCTCCTTTACTCTTTTTCTTGTTGCCAGCAACGACCAACCTATTCTCTTTAATCTGCTGCTTTCCTGTTTGTAATACTTAATGACAAGTTCATCTTCCTCGCCCTCTATTGGTTGAAAATACCCTTGTCCATTGGATAGATTAAGTATTACCGTGTTTCTTCTGGCCATTGCAATTTCTTCCCTTATGTCTCTGTCTGACAATCCTGTCACCTTCTCTAGCTTTTTTCTTGAAATTGCATTGTCCTTTCCGAAAGGGATGTAATCTGAAATGTTCATTGTCACGTCTCCTTTCTGCCTGCCACCATTCAGGTGACAGGTCTTACAATTTTGTGATATATATTTTGATTTATGACTGTCTGTTTTTTAATAATTGAAGAATGGCTTTGATTCTGTCTGAACCTTTTTTTCAGCCGGTTCCTCATTGTTTTTCTTTTCTTCTGGAACACTCTCTGTTTCCTCAACTGTCTGTTCTGCTGTCTGCTCCACTACTTCCTCATAAGTTTCATCTTCTGACTGCTCAACAGGTGTTGTTTCCACATATGTATGTGTTCCATCCTCATTAATTACTGTCATGTCGCTGTCAAGTGCTGTCTGTAGGTCAATGCTCATTATTCCCCACTTGCTTATGATTTGTCTCAACATTGTCTTGTATGCCATTCCGTCAAAGTCCTTGCTCCAGAAGGTCCACTTCGTTCCCTTCTTCAAGTCTGATGCATATCCCTGTGAATACTTCACTGCGTGAGCCTTCATCTTTTCCTTTGACCAGTACATTGCCTTCCTAAATCCATTGACATACTCAAACATTGCATAATAGCCAATTGTTTCTGCCTTTTCTCTCTCATTTTCATCTGAAATGAGATTTACTTCTATGTCTTCATTAAGTGGATCGAATCTGATTAACTCACCTTTCTTAATTGCCAGCACATTTAACTTCTTATACTGTCCTGATCTGATTGCCAGCTGAATGTAGCCCTTGTATCCAAGCTGGAACTGTGCCACCTTTGTTCCTGTTTTGTTATCCTTGAACGGAACCATGTAATACTGTCCAAGCTGTGGACTTGGAGATAGATTAAGACTCTCTCCAAGCAATGCTGCACTTACTATTGATGAATTTTGACATTCCTGTAATGTTGGATTGTTTCCAACCGCACTTACTATTGAACTGATGAATCTCTTTCCGTTCTTTCCACCAACAACCTCATTAATCTGATTCTTTACCGCATCATTTTTCAAATATGCCGTAAAACTTGTTTCTTGTCTTTTTGCCAAACTGTTTGATACTGCCATTTCATTTCCTCCTACTGTATCTGCTCATATTTAATGTTGTTTTTCGTAAGGAACTCACCCAATGCATTGAGCTGGTTTCCTGTTCCACACACCCTGATTACTATTGTGTGTGTCTTCTCTTCCTGATTTTCTTCTGTTCTTTCTTCCTGTGCCTCTTCCTCAACAGTCTGTGAAACACTTTCCTGCTTCTGCTCCGGTTCCTTCTTTCCTGCCTCTGCAAGTTTTTCGGCTTCTGCCTTTTCTCTTGCCTGTCTTTCCTCAAGCTCTGCCTTTCTTCTTGCCTCATACTCGGCTTTTCTTCTTGCATTTTCCTCGTATGTCTGTTTAACCATCAATGCTTCTGTAATGTTGAGGGTTTCAATGTATTTCTGTTTCATTTCAAACTGATATTCACCGGTTTCAGCATTAATGACTTCCAAGTCATGTCTTACACTGTCTCTCATATGCTCCATTTCATTGGTTATTGACTTTAATGTTGTTGTCACATTCAGATAACTTTCCTTGAAAACACGTTTGAATGTGAGTATCTCCTTCAGCTCTTCGGCACTTGCAAAGGTCCTGTCATATATCTCCTCAACCTTTATGAGCTTCTCTTCCCTTTTCTTCTGGTCATAAGCCTTTACCTGACTGTCAATGTTGGCATTTGCCTCATCTACAATTGCAATCAGTTCCTTTACCTGGTCTTCAAACACACTGTATGGTTCAAGCATCATCTTCTTGACATCTTTCTTTCCGTCATTTAATGCCTTGCTGAACTTATTAAGTGCTGCCCTGTCAGCCTTTGCTTCCTTTATGTTTTCATCCGTGTACACCAATGACTTGTACATGTTTGCCTTTTCAGTAACTTCTTTTTTTAATTCCTCAAAGTTCCAATCAATGTGCTTTAGTGCATTATCCATTGTTGGATTGTAAATTTTTAATTCCATCTTTTTGGTATTCCTCCTGTTTTAAATTTCCGGCAGAATGAGAGCCGGCTTTTTTCTTTTTTTCACAAGCTCCATGAACTCCCTTTCTGACCTTTTTATTATTTCAATGTCTTCCTCAACATCTGCCCTTTCAATGTGGTAATCCTTTGTGATTAGTCTTATGCTCTTATTCCACACACTCTTTATCTGTGCCCTGAGTTCGACAAACTCATATTCCGTCACCATCAGGTAATGAAGCACCTGTATGTAATAATTGTCCGGGATGTGTTCACCATCCCATTTTTCCTTGTGCATTGAACCAAAAAGCTCACTGGTCTTGCATTCAAATATGCCCTTCCTCCCGGTTTCAAGTTCTGTCAGTTCTCCATCAAGTGATGCGTGAGCAAACGGATACTTGTCATTGAGAAGCATGTTATCACCAAAGTATTCAACCTTGTATTCCGGGTGGTCCAATGCAAATATTGCTCTTATGTGTTCCTCTGCCCTGCTTCCATATATTACATACGGTTCATTTGATATGTCTCTTGGCTTGGTTATTCCAACCATTTCATTCCAAAACTCCACATTGTTCTTGTAGGGATTAAGTCCCAACACTGCTGCTGCATCAGAACCACCTATCTTTCCCTTTCTTGCAAGAAGCCATTCAGGTTTACTTGCAAATTTCTTTCTTGTAACCATTTCTAATCAACCTGTTCATTAAGAATTTCATCCGTACAGTGCATCATTAATGTAACCAGTATCACCATTCCCAGAGCCACAAGTAACTGCCCTGCCTTGCTGTCTACCTCAATCCAGCCATTGACTAACATCACTGCTCCTGTTATTACTCCTATTACCACGTTCTTGAATCCGTTAAGTACTCTGTACTTTTCAGCGATAATGTGGTAATCTTTAAGTGGTTTGTTTTTATATGAGCTTGAACGTATTGCAGTACATTCAGGCTCTTTTCTTTTAACTTCTTTCACTTCAAGTCTGTTTGCTTCCATCTTTTGCTCCTTTACTTCGAAAACAGATCATTAAGCATTTTTATTTTTTCTGTTTCCATCTTCTCAAGTTCCTTTTCCATGTCCTCTTCATCCATATCTGCCAATGCGATTGTTTTTTGATATAGAATTTCGCCAAACTCTGGTCCAAGCTTATCAATCGTTTTTTTATGCACATTTCTAAGTATGCATGCTGTTTCTGAAAGTATGCTCGGAAGATTTCCTTTCAGCAGTAATCCTGTTTCTGTTACCTTAATCATCTTTTATCCTCCAATCTTTCTTACCATTTCGGTAGTCTTTTCATCCGTCCAACTAATTGGCTTAGTCAGATGCGGACACAAAGTGTTATTAATGTTCATCTGTCTGCCCAAGGGACAGCTCTTACAACTTCCTGAATACTTAATGCAGGTCTGCCTTAAGTTTCTTAAGCTGTTAATTGCTCCCACCAATTCAATCACCCCTTTCTCTTTTGTGTAGATTATAATTATGGAATGTATTCCCTAATCTCTTTAAAATTTCTTCTGCTTTTTCGTTAGACACTATGCAATCATCATGAATGATTATTTGTGTTCTTCCGATATTAAATTCCTCTACTACCATCCCCTAACCTCCTTCTGTTCTTTTTAATACGATATGTTTATTTGAATTTGTCCTATTCCTACTTACATTTTGATGAAGTAATCCATTACAATTATTAATCACGTTCCAGCACAGCCCATATTTTATTTCTTTTTATCTTCCATTGTGGTTTCTCCTAAAACTGAAAATCTCTTGTATAAAATGTGTGATACCAAATTCTTAATGCCCGCTCGTTCTTGTACCATCTAATAAAAGGTTGGTAGTCTGCGTGTCCTCTTTTTTTTCTCTTAATGCTCCAGCCGTTACTGTGCTTTTTGAATTTTAATGTCATTGTATATCCTCCTATAATTTCCACAGCGCCTGCACAATCAAGGCATTGACTGTTAAGCCTTTCTTCTTTGCCAGCTCCTTTAACCTCTTGTGTAACTCCACTGGTATTCTTATTGTTGTCTGTATCATTCTGTACTCCTTTCGTTTTGGTATCATAATGATACGACTTTTACCGAGGTTTTCCTTGTGCTGTAAAGCACGAGGTTTGTCAACAATTTTATAAGATAAATTAACGAATCTGTTCGATAATATCTCTAATCATTGATGTTCCTGAATCCATATGAACATTTGCAGTTTTCACTGCTCCGTACCAGAAAGTCGCCACAACTGTTTCGTTGTCTTTGTTGTATTTCAAACTTTCCAATTCCTGAAAATCTCTTGTTTCCTGTAATACTGGTACTAATAAATCGCATATTTTCTGTTTATCTTCCATTGGTTTCTCCTCTTTTCTTTAATCAAATTTAATTTGATTTATTTGGTAAAAAAATATAGTCTATTGGCATATTATATAAAGCAGCTAACTCTTTACCTTGGTTTATTGTTGGTTCGGACGTTCCTTTTTCCCAATTTACTATTGTATTTTTTGAAACGTGCATTTCCTTTGCTACTTTTTCTTGTGTCATTCCAGCATTAACTCTGGCTGCTGCTAAACTAATCTGTATTTCTGCCACTTTTATCTCTCCTCTCTTTACTTTTAATTAACTTCCTGCTATAATCTTTTTATCACTTGGGCGACTTAGCAGGAATGTTAAGAAGTGTCGCCCTTGTGTGTGCTTGTTATTTATCGCCCTACTTAGTTATTTAAGTAGGGCTTTTACTTTTTCTTTTGCTTTCTCCAAATCTTCGCTCTCTTCCAAGATTGCTAAGATTTTTCTTGTTTGATTTTCTTCTGTAGTCTGTTTTAATAATTCTGCTAAATTCATTTCTTCGTATTCCATTTCTTTTCTCCTTTCCTGCTATCTCCTTGCTACTCCTATATAATATATCAAATTTAATTTGATGTCAATACTAAAATCAAATTTTTTTTGTTTTTTCGTTGACTTTAATAAAATTAAATTGTATTATCATTATATAATATAAATAGGAGGTATCTAATATGAGTGAAGATGTTCAAAAAGAAATATTTTCAAGAAATTTGAAAGCTTATATTGCTAATAGTGGAAAAACACAGCTTGAAATAGCCAAAAGTATTGATGTCTCCCCTCAAACATTTAATACTTGGTGCCAAGGCATTGCTATTCCACGTATGGGAAAAGTACAAGCCTTAGCTGATTACTTTCATATAAATAAATCTGATTTAATAGAAGATAAATCCTCTTTCCCAGAAGTCAACACTCTTGCAGCACACTTTGAGGGTGAGGAATTTTCAGAAGCAGAAATGGAAGAAATTAAAAACTTCGTTGAATTTGTAAAGAATAAAAGAAAGTAGTCCTTTTTATGGGACACCTAAAAAATTATACTCTAGTGGGGAGGTGATTTCTTGAATAAGTTAGAACAATTAGAATCAGAAGCCTACGAGGATGGTATAAAGATTATTGATTACACTTTTGAAACCCCTAACATTAAAGGATTATATTGCGATGGTGTTGTTGGTATAAGTGATAGTTTGGAAAACTCTACACAGAAACGTTGTGTTTTGGCAGAAGAGATGGGACATCATCATACTTCTAACGGGAATATATTAACTATGAGTTCTACATCCAATCGCCAACAGGAGCATAGAGCAAGGATTTGGGGATACAACAAGCTGATTGGACTTAGAGGATTAATTGATGCCTTTGAACACCACTGCCAAAATATGTACGATATTGCAGATTATCTAAATATTACAACTGATTATTTAAAAGAAGCTATTCGCACTTATCAAAACAAATATGGCAATTATGTTGAGTTAGACAATTACATTATACAGTTCAACTACCCTAGTATTGGCATAATAAAAAATATTTAAAGCGAAACCACATTGGTTATTTAGAGTTAATAGCTCATTAAAATGAATTTAATTAAAAATTATTTAATAAAAGGAGGTTTTATTTATGATTAACTTTTCAGAAAATGCTGTATTCAATTTAAAGCCAATTGATGAAAAAGCTGTACAGCAAGATGTAACTAAATTATTTGTTGATGGTGAAATAATTATTGGTGCCTACAAAACAATACGTGATCAAGTTGTTTTTACCAATAAGCGTATTATTACCATAGATGTTCAAGGCATAACTGGAAAAAGAAAGGATTTCTCCACACTTCCCTACTCTAAATTACAGTATTTTAGTGTGCAAACACCGGGATTTGCAGAGTTTATTCCTGATTGCGAAATGGAATTATTTTTTACCAATGGATTTAAGGCTCGTTTTGAATTTAAAGGCAATTGCAATATTATAGAACTTGGAAGAATATTGTCTCAATATGTTCTTGCGTAAAATTAACAACTGCACTTTGAAAATATACCAAACAGTAATGTGAGGTCTTTTTCGTTATCTAATAAATAATTCAAACTACATAAAAAAGAGCCAGCCGCTAACGACCAGCTCCACAAGTGATATAAATACCACCCTAGACAAGTTGTATTGTATCATTTCTGGAGCATCCGGTCAAATGCTGGGTGTTATTTTTGTACCTATTTTTTAATAAAATCAAATATAAAGGAGTGATATACTATGGCTTATTGTATTTATTTAAGAAAATCCAGAGCTGATAGAGAGTTAGAACTGCAAGGTTTTGGAGAAACATTAAAACGTCATAGAGATACATTAATTGAATTAGCAAAAAAGAAAAATTTGCCAATTGGTGAAATCTATGAAGAGGTTGTTTCCGGTGACAGCATTGCTGCAAGACCTCAAATGCAGAGATTACTCAATGATGTATCTGATGGGAAATGGGAGGGTGTTCTTGTTATGGAAATCGAGCGTCTTGCCCGTGGTGATACTTCTGATCAGGGAATAGTTACCAAGACGTTTACTTATTCCAATACCTTAATCATTACCCCGATGAAAACATTTAATCCCACAGATGAATTTGATCAGGAATATTTTGAATTTGGCTTGTATATGTCAAGAAGAGAATATAAGACTATTAAAAGAAGATTGCATGCTGGAATGGAAGCAAGTTGCAAGGAAGGTAATTACATACATCATACACCACCATTTGGATATTCCATTGTAAAGAACAAAAAATCCAAAGGTTATAGGCTGGAACCTAAGCCGGGAGAAGCAGAAATTGTAAAGTTGATTTTTCAATGGTATACAAAGGGAATTCTAAAAGAAGATGGCAGTTATGAACTTTTAGGGACAGCTCGTATTGCAGACAAGTTAAATTCTGAATATTCAATTAAACCCTTAGGTGGTGTTTGGACCATTCCAACAATATCTACCATGCTTAGAAACGAACATTATTTAGGATATATTGTTTTTGGGAAAAAGAAGCGAAAAAAGGTTGTTGAAAACGGAATTATCGTCGATAAATGGACACGTAACGAATCCTATGGACTATACAAAGGAAAGCATCCTGCTCTTGTATCTCAGGACACATTTAATTTGGCCCAGGAAAGATTATCCAGAAATCCAAGAAGACCTTCAAAAACGATAACCAATCCACTTGCCGGTGTAATAAAATGTGGTATGTGTGGAAGAAGTATGTATAGAAGACCTTACCAAAAAAGAGGTCAGTCCGCTTCACTAATATGCTCTGAAAAAACATGTCATAATGTGTCTTCTGCTTTTTACCTTGTTGAAGATGCTTTGTTAACTGCCATTAAGGAATGGATTGATGGATACGAAATAAAGGAAGAAGCAAACAAGTATGACACTTCTGTTTTGGAATCCAAGACAAAACTCTTGGAAGAACAGCAAAAGCAATTAATAACATACAAAAACCAGTTAACAAAAGTATTTGAAGCTTATGAAAACGGAATATATGATAGTGATACTTTTCTGAACCGACAAAAAACTGTTTCTGAAAGCATTTCTTCTACAGAGGAAGCAATTGTTAAGCTTAATAAAGAAATAGCAAATGAGAGAGAAATAATTAGCCATCAGGAAGAGATTATACCAAAGGCTAAAAAGATTTTGGAAATCTATAAAACTTCTGATGATGTTCAATTGAAAAATGACTTAATGAAGTCTATTCTGGATAAGGTTGTGTATACCAAAACTGCCAACGGACACTTCAAAGACCAAAGACAAGATGATTTTAAGCTAGAGCTATTCCCGAAACTGCCCAAGAACAAAGGGAATTCTAGCGAATGATATAGTCGAACCACCAACGAACTTGGGCATCTCGAA